GTCGGCAGCGTCAGGTCAATCGCGCCGGTAGGCGTGGTTGTGACGATGCCGCCGGCCAGTTCAGCCGCCGTGAGGGTCGCCGCAGCAGCCTTCGTAGCGGGAGGAGCAGCCTGCGTGCCAAGGATGGGTTCGTTGATGTTGCCGTCGCCGAACTGACGACCGCCGCCGATGGAAGGAAGAGCCATATCTGTGATCCTTTTGAAAAAGAGACGCCTCCGGCGTTAGCCGGAGGCTGGGTTATGTTAGCCCCACATACGCACGGCCATCTGCGGACGGATCACGCCGTAACCGTAGAGGACGTCAATGCGGCACGGCAGACGGTCGTTGTTGATGTCGTACTGACGCACGACACGCAGCGAGATGCCGTTGTGGACCTGACGCGACGCCATATCGACGCCCTGCGGAAGCAGAAGGTCGGCGGTGGCGAAGGTGATCGCGTCCTTGTGGTAGACAAGGTTCTGCGGGTACTGCGTCGAAGCAGACCCGAGGAACGTGACGACCGCGCCGGACTGCGGGAAGCTGTCCACAGTGGCAAGGGCGTTAGCGGCGGTGTAGATCGCCGGGCTGACCTTGACGGTGTACGTGCCGGAGACGCCAGCGGTGTCTTCGGTAACGACGAACTGCTGGAGGGCGCCGGTCGACTCGCGGGTCTGCGGGTTAACGGAGAACACGCTGCCGATGGTGAACACGTCACCGACCTTGAGCGTGGTCGTCGCGGAACCCTGAGACAAAACGACAGTCGTCGCGCCTTGAGCCGAGATGGTCGTGCCGACAGTCGTCGAAGCGGTACGCGAGAACGTGCCCGTCGAGAACTGCTTGATCGACTGCGACATGCTGATCTCTTCGTAGCCCAGCACGCCAGTGCCCATCAGTCCGTTCTTGAACTGGCGGCTGACAACGTCGGTGGGGTTGAAGAGGCCCTTCAGGCCCTCGACAAGCCCGGCGTTAGCGGCGGGGTTGACGGTGGCGTAGCGGGGCGACATGACGGCAGCGTTCTCGTTCAGCTTCTGCTGCGCCTGGAGCAACACCAGCGAAGTTGCGGGTGTCGTGCCGGGCGTGCCGACCGAGTTGTAGACCGACTTGAACGAGTTGGCGACGTCCGCGTCGATGGACGAGGCAAGCTGCGAAATACGCGGCTTGAGAACACGTTCAGCGAAGTCGTCGAGCTGCATGGTGAGTTCGGCGGACGTGAAGTTGACGCCGATGTGCTTCTGGCTGGAGACGGAAAGCGTGGTGAACTGCTCGTTGTCGTCCTGAACCTGAAGGGCAGCGCCGTCCGTGACCAGAGCGCGGTCGGGGAGGCGGATGCGGAGCGTGGAGCCGATCTTGGCGCCCTCAACCGCAAAGGAGTCGTCGTACTGACGGTTCACGGTGCGGGTCAGCACAAGGTTGTTCTCAAGAATTTCGAGAGCCTTGCGTGTAATCATGTCGATTGTAAGGAGGCTATTACCCATTGTGTAGTCCTTTCAAAGACTTAGCGTCTGAGGGACTCCAGCTTCTTGATCTGTCGTAGCCGGTCGGCTTCAATCCACTCCGACGTTGACATGGTCTTGGTAGACCGGGGGTCTGTCGTGTCGTAAGCAGGCGATCCACTCGCACGGGCCGCGACCGGAGCAATAGGAGCCGGAGCGGTTGATGTTCGTTTGACCGGAGGATTGGTCGCCAGCTTGGCTTCAATCTTACCGATCTCTCGCGCTTGCAGGAGGCCAGGGAGAGCGGATATGCGGGCGGCTTCCTTGGGGTTGGAACCGAGCCAATAGATGACGTCGGGGCCAATCTCGGATGCCTGAATTGTCTGCGCCATCGCGTCGGTCACAGGGAGCTTGGGGTTGTACGCGACCTGTTCGAAGTCGTCGTACTTGCTGCGGGCTTCCTCTTCCCGGTCGTGGTAGGCGTCAAGCAATTCAGCTTGCGCTTTGGCTGCTTCCCGCTTGTTCAGAAGCTCTTGAGCCCGCTGGTCGGCCAACGCGTCTGCGTAGGCTGAGGCGCTCTCAAAATCGTCTGCTGCCGGCGGTGCTACAGGCGCTCTTGCCTGCGTTTCTGCCACTCGCTGAGCTTGTTCTCGTTCCCACTTACGCTGTTCTCGGGCAAGGCGCTTTCCGACTATGGCGTCAAGCTCTTCTTGGGAGAAGGTCTTGTCAGTCGTTTGTCCTTCCGGCGTGGTCGTCTCAGGAACGGGGGCTGCCGTGGCGTCCGGTTCCGGCGCGGTCGAGGCCGCTAAAGTATCGTCGTTCATAGGTGTTCCTTTCGGACCTGGTGCGCCGCGCCAGTACGGTTATGCAACACTATATAAGACAACGGGTTGTTGTCAAATATCAAGCCCCCGGCACGGGTGCAGGCGGCGAGATCGGCGTGATCGGCGGCACGGCAGCAGCAGCGGCAGCGGCAGCCTGAGACTGATCCCACTGGAACGCTTGATTGAGGATGTCGTTCATGACCGCTTCGGCGTAGGCCGTCAGTGCCTCCTCCGGGGTGGCGGGACGCGACACCCAAGCCTGCTGCTCGATGTATTCGGGCGGATCGTTCGGGTCGGGCTGGTCGGGGCTGTAGGCCGGGTTCGGAATGTCCTGCACGACGTTCTCGGTGACCGTGCCGTAGGGCGTTGCGGCCATGAGATACGTGACGACGCGCTCGCTGTCCGCGTCGGACAGTTCCATTTCAACGTCGAGCGTGAGGTTCGGGCTTTTGACGCCGTAGTCGATGATAGCCATTATTCAGTCTCCACTTCGGGCTTCGGCGCGTTGGCCTGCGCCACGGCCTTTTCCAGTTTGTCGATGATCGGCAGCGCCGCGCGTGCGCCTTGGATGCCGGACGCCTTCACTGCTACATCCAAAAGAGCAGACAGGGCGTTTAGGTCTTCTTGCGTGAATGTGACGGTGAGCATCTTAAACCCCAATAACTGTCCAGTTTGCGCCGTTGTAATTGACCAGCGCGTAGGCTGCGCCGCCGCCCACAACGGTCATCCCAATTACCGGAGCCGTAGCGTCCGTGACGCGGGCGATCATGCCAGTCGTGGGCGTTGGCAGGGACGCAACAACAACGCCTCTGCCGGGGGTGATAGCGGTGTGTGCGTAAATGTTGGCTGGTCGGTTTGCGCTTACCGATCCAATGTCTCGGTTGCCGTCAGTTCCAAAGAGAAGATTTCCAGAAGAAAACGTCATAGAATTATTAGCTAATATAATTGAAGCGCCAGTAGACCAGCGCAAAACAAGATTCCGTGCCGTTCCTGTTCCAAGGGCCGATGTTGCAATAGTAAATACGTTAGTTGACCAAGAAACTTGACCAACCTCATAATTGCTCGCGTCCGTGAACGTGTTGTACACGTTGAACGTCTGCGCGTTCGCCCCATTGCGCAGCGCGAGCGTGTTGGCGGCGTCGCGGAGGAGAAAAACATCTTGCGTGGTAAAATCTGCGCCGAACGCAAGGCTGCTCGTTCCAAGCCGTAGAATACCAATTCCAAAACGAGCAGTTTCAGCGTTGTTGTTGGATATGGATAGGGTCGTGCCTGCGACTTGGTAAATACCGGCACTGGTCCCAATAGCTATTGCTGGAGCGTTCGCCGCCCCCGCTGCATCAACAATCAATTGCCGCGCACTATTAATCGTCAGCGCCGTCGCCAACGCATTCTGCGCCGAGCCGCTCGATCCAGCAGGTGCAACCTGAAAGATCAGCGAGCCGCCAGCGCCCGTGCCTGTGCCCTGAGAGCCGGTGATGGTGAGGTTCGTCCCGGCGGTGTTCGTCGTGCCTGCAACTACGCTCTGAACGGAGAGCGTCTGCGCTACGGGAGCGGCGGCGTCCGCTGCGCCAAGCCGCAGGTTCGCGGCTCCACGGCGGGTGAGGAAGAGGTCTGGCGCTGACGGGTTGTTGTTAGAGAGAGCAAGCTGCGACGGGACAGAAAAGCTGGCAGTTCCAGCGCGAGCGGCTAGTGTGCCCGCCCTGTAAATCAGAAGATCGCCATCCCAGCAGTTCAAATCAAAAACATTTGCCCGACCAGTTTTTCCAACGTAAAATCTACTCGCCCCACCAACCTGCAAATCCATCAGCAGCGAGGCCCCATTCGAAGCCGTGTCGGTGATGTTGAGCTTCGCACCCGTAAACGTGACGGCAGCGTTGTTCCAAGTCTGCGTGCCGTCGATCAGCGGTGTGCTGGCGGTGATCGTCGCGCCGTTGCCCGATATAGGAAGACTGGCGGCTCCGCCGCCGCCGCTGCTTCCGCCGCCCTGAAGGGTGACGCCAGGGCTAGGGGAAGTTGAGAAGGTCATGGGCGTTGGTCCTTCAAGCGTAATAGGTGATGTTCAGCTCAGCCGAAGCGGACGCCTCGATAAAGCGGATGCGGTTCAGGTCGCCGTCGTAGCTCAGGTACGTGCCCGCAGCGACCGGCATACCAACGGACGCCGTGGGGGCCACGCCGTCGTCGCGCCAGCGCACGGTCTGCGTCAGCGGCGCGATCAGGGCGCGGGTGGCGCCGCGAGGCGGCGTCAGCACCGTAGAAGCCGACAGCGATGTGATCTGCTGGTAGCCGAGGCAGTCAGTTGTGTATTTCAGGCCCATGATCGCATGTCCTTATGCAAGGAATTTCAACTTGTATAGCGTGGAATAGTACAGTGCGAGGATTTCGTCGATGATGTTTTGAAGCGGTGTGCATTCCTTATCGACGACGTCGTACCGCATTTTCATGATTTCCTCGGCTTGGTCTTCAAGGAAATCAACTACGTTGTTTGTCTTTTTAGCCGACATCAACGCAATTGGGCCAATCAAGCCGTACTTGCCCTGGTATGCTTCAGCAAAATTGTCCGCAAGATCAATGATTTTTGGGTAAAACTTACCTAGCGCCTTGTGCTTGGCAAACGACCGCGTGTTCAGGTGGACGCTGTGCGTCACGTCGCGGGCCAGAAACAGCGTGCCGATAAACTTTTCGCAACTCATTGCGGCATCCCTTCGACCATCGGCGGCTGTTCAGCCATCATGGGTTGCTCGGCCATCATCGGCATCTCTTCGCGCATCGGCCCCGATCCGCCGGGCACCAGATCGCCCGTGTCGATGGCGGCGGCAATGGTGCCCATCACGATTTCTTGGATTTGCTCTGGCGTCATGCCCGCCTGCACGGCTGAGATGCGCTTGGTTTCGGCGTCGTAAGCCTTGATCTGAAGCTCTTGGGCTTCCATCGACTGCTCGACCTTCTCCAGCATTCCAACGACGCGGTTTAGTTCCTGCGTCATCACGTCCATCTGCATCTTGGCCGCCTGCATCTCGGGCGACTCGTCCTCGCCTTCCATGATCTTCGGGTCGATGATCTTGGCAAACCGTGCGGCCATTTCCTGCGCGCCCGGCCAGTCCATGTTCTTGATGAACAGGTCGCCCGCCACCTTCCACAGCTCCGGGTTGGACTGGAGCAGCATCGACATGGCGTCCAGCGCCTCTTGGCGCTTAGTCATGTAGCCCGGCCCGGTCGTGACCATGACGTCGTAGACGCCCACAGACGGGTTGTAGATTTTCTCGATGGTGAAGCCGTTCTGGTCCTTGATCTCCTTGACCGGCTCGGTTTGTTGCGGGTTGATCTTAACCATATCGACGTTGCCGTCGAGGCCGACGATCCGCGCTACCCGCTCGGTGTCGTAGATTTTAGGGATGAGATCAACGAGCTGACGCGTGACATGTCGAACTGCGCGGGCAAGATTGT